GGCTGCGGTGACCGAGTCCAGCCTGGCGATCACGCTGACCAACGGCGCGCACAGCCTCAAGTTTGAGATCCCCGAGCTGTTCTACCAGTGGAACACTCCGGGCATCACCGGCCCACAGGGCGTGCGTCAGGAACTGCCCTTCCAGGGCTTCCTCGACAACTCAGCCGGTGCCTCCGCCTTTATCGTGACCCTGGTCAACGCGGTCGAAAGCTACGCATAACCATCACTCTCGGGCGGTGGCGGACGCGGGGGCGGTAGTCGCTCCCCGTCCCATCGTCCGGATCACATAGGAGCGACACCATGTTTGAAATCACTCTCCCAGAAAGCGGCAAGGCGCATCCGCTCAAATCGTTGACCAGGACGCAGGTCAAAGAGGTCCAGGCCCTGACCGTCCCGCTCATGTCCGGGGGTCTCTCCGCAACCGAGTACCAGGACAAGGTCATCGGCATGGCATACCCCGAGCTGACGCCCGAAGTGCTGGACACCTGGGCCGGAGCTGACGCAGCGCACCTGGCGCGAGTAACCGCGGATTACTCCATCCTTGGCCCGGCATCCGTAAAAAACTCCTTGAGGTCTGGCGATGGCACGGCGACGGCCTGACCTATTGCCAGGCCTGTATCAAGGCCGCGAAGCAGTCCGGCAAGGCGCTGGATTGCGGAACGTGCGAAGCGCGATGCCCGGAGCTTGCCCCGGACAGCGAACCAGCTTGGAGCCTCTGGGCGACTGTCCAGACGCAATGGAGGGTCGGCATGTCCGGGCCCGTCGGACTGGACTACCCTGCCGTGTGGCTGGTGGCCGAATCCATGGGCATCGAGATGCACGCCGCTAACGTCGGCAGGATCAGGGCGCTGGAACGCGAAGCCCTTGAACACATGAGGAAAGCATGAGCACTGCAACGACCCAGATCATTATCAGCGGCAAAGACCAGCTCTCCGGAGTCGTGGCCGATGCCGGGCGCAGGATGGGCACGGAGTTGGAGGGTATGCGCAGGCAGGCCCTGACTGTGAACACGGCCCTTGCCGGTTTTGCCGGGTATTTTACCGGGGGGGCTCTGGCCGCTGGAGGGTCAGAGCTTTTGAGGGTCGCCGCAAGTTTTGAAAAAATGGAGGTCTCGCTTCGGACGATTACGGGGTCAGCTGCTGCCGCAGAACAAGCTATGTCGTGGATCACAGATTTCACAGCCACGACGCCGTTCCAACTCGAAGAGGTTGCTAATGGTTTCAGAAAGCTGACGGCGTACGGGATGGATGCAGTCGAATTTATGCCTTTGCTTGGGGATACTGCGGCCGCGATGGGGAAATCTCTCGACCAGGCGGTAGAGATGTTCGCGGACGCGGCGACCGGGGAGTTTGAGCGCCTAAAAGAGTTTGGCGTCCGGGCAAAGCAGGAAGGCGACAAGGTGACGTTCTCCTGGCAGGAAAACGGGCAGCAAATGGTTGCCACCTCGGCAAAGACACAACAGGGCATCACCAATGCGCTCGGCGGTGTTTTCGACAGGTTTGAGGGCAGCATGATTGCCCAGTCGAAGACATGGGAGGGCATGACGTCAAACATGGCCGACCAATGGACGCTCTGGAAAAAAGAAGTGATGGACAGCGGCCCATTTGAGTTCCTCAAAGAGTCAATGTTCGATTTTACAGAGACCTTCCAGACCGAAACCGGAAAAATGCAGCTCAAAGAATGGGCTCACGGAACGTCTGAAGCCATTCTATCCACGTTTGAAACCGCATCCTATGCGGTAGAGGCCCTCGCCTTCCCCATAAATGGGATAAAGGGTGCATTCAACGCCCTCAAGTTGGGGATTGTCGAAATAGAAGAGCTGGCCCTTGATATGTACATGGGGCTTTATGATTTTCTCCCAAGCTCGGTGAGTTTGACCAGCAACCAGATCAACGCCATGCGGGAGACCATCGCCCAAACCAAGGCTGAGGCAAATGCGGGCATGGACGCGGTTGGAGAAAATACAGAATTTATAAACAATATGTTTTCTGAACTTCGGAAAAACATAGACAAGGCCAGGATAGAAAGCGCCACGGTCGCCACAGGCCTGCCCGTGGCGACCGCATCCGCATCCCTTGCAGGTGCGCATAGAGGGTCGTCCTCGTCCAGCTCGGCAAAAGAATCGAAGGCCCGTGAAAAAGCCTACGAAAAAATGATCGCCGACGGCAAAAAAGCTGCCGAAGTCCTGGATCAATATTGGGATGACTACGAGGGCAGGCGGGTTTCAGCCATTGTCGAGGGCACAGCTGCGAGGGTTTCCGCAGTCGCAGCTGAGCGAGAAGCCATAGATGAGCTTACGACGTGGGGCGCATATTCTGCCCAGGCCATGGAAGACACGGTCTCGACGGCGTTCCAGGGCATGGGCGATGCGATTGTCGATTTTGCCATGACCGGGAAAATGGAGTTCTCCGACTTTGCGGACTCGATCATTCGGGACCTGATGAGGATCGTCGTGCAGCAGCAGATCGTAGGGCCGCTGGCCGGGGCGGCAGGTGGCTTTCTTTCCGGCCTATTCTCGGGGCCGTCGACCGCAGCAGGATCGGTCAGCAGTGGCTTCAATTATGCCGGAGAACTGTCCAGCTTCATGTCCCGCAGCGCCAAGGGCAACGTCTTCTCCGGTCCTGGCATCTCCGCCTTTTCCAACTCCATCGTGACGCAGCCAACGCAGTTCTGGGCCAAGGGCGGGCACCTCATGGGCGAAGCTGGCCCGGAGGCCATCATGCCGCTTACACGCATGAGTAACAACGACCTCGGCGTGAAGGTTTCCGGCGGCGGAGGATTTGTCGTCAACATCATCGAGAGCCCCGGCAACGGCGGCAAGACGCAGCAGCGCCAAGAAAACGGGGTCAACATCCTTGATGTGATGGTTGAGCAGATCAAATCGTCCATCGCCAGCGACATCAACCGGGGCAACGGCGTCGTGCCGCAGGCAATCACCAAATCATACGGGCTCAGTCGCGCCCCTGGAGCATACTGATGGCAACATGGCCAGCAACACTCCCCACCCCGCTCGTTGACGGCTACGGCATCGAGCCAGCCGACCAGACTGTCGCAACCGACATGGAGGTCGGCACGCAGCGAGTCAGGAGGCGCTCTTTTGCCCAGGTGGACACCGTGCGTTTTGCTGTCAACCTGTCCGACTCGCAGATGGCTACGTTTCGCACATGGCTCTACAGCGGGACTGACGCGGACGGCGGGGCCGGGTGGTTCAACATTTCGCTATGGGTCGGCAAGGGCGGGGCGACTGCGGTTGAGGCCCGGTTCAAAGGGACGCCAAAATGGGACATGACCGGCAATCACCGCTGGCTTGTCACTGGTCAATTCGAGGTGCGCTATGCCTGATGCCACCCTATCCGAAGCGCTCAAAGAGGCCTACGCCAGTGCGCCGCGTGGCATCGTGACATATCACACGCTCGAAATTCGGCATCCGTCATTCACGACGCCGATCAGGATTGTGCGGGACCGCGTGGACCTGACCGCCTACCTGGAAGCCGATGCCCCGGAAGATCCTGGCGCTGAAGTGACTTTTATCGGCTACGCCTTCGACTTTCTCAAGCCGGAGATTTCACCCACGGGCGGGCCACAGATGACCATCACCATCGACAACGTATCCAGGCTGATCACCGCCGCGATTGAGAACGCCACCGCCACGACGGACGTTATCGAATGTACTTACCGTGAATACCTCTCCAACGACATGTCGGGGCCGCAAAATGACCCGCCGATACACATGCAGATCATGACCGTGTCGTGCACCGTGTTCCAGATTTCAGCCGTCGCCGGGTTCCCCGACATGATAAACCGCAAGTTCCCGACGCTGGAATACACCGCAGAAAGTAACCCGGGGCTGGTGACGTAATGAGTGAGTTTTCCCAGTACATCGGAGTCCCATACGAGCGCGGGGCGCAAGGTCCGGATCGATACGACTGCGGGGGCCTGGTCCGCCAGATCCAGCAGGCTCATTTCGGCATACCCATGCCAGAGGTCATCGCGCCGGATTATGACGACGGCATGGCCATGGTCGGGCTCATCCG